CAATCTGGTGTTTTTATGACACTTTTTAATCCTGTATGGCGGGTTACTATTGGCGGCGTTCAATATCAAACAGCCATTTTGGCCAATCTAACAATTACTAGTGGGCGCACGAACATTTATGAGCAAGCAAATGCCGGTTACACTAACCTTGAGTTAATCAACCTAGATCAATCAAATGTGCTTATTGAAATTAATGATTTATTAACAATTGAATTGCAAGATTCGACAGCTACATTTGTGCCAATCTTTGGCGGGTCTGTCGTTGATGTAGGCATTGCCGTAGCTGAGGTTGGCAGCGTTGATTATGCACAGCGCATCAGAATCGTTGCATTGGGCGCATTGGCTAGATTGCCAAAGGCTCTCACCGAAGGCGTTTTGAGCGATGATTTTGATGGTAATCAAATTTACACAATCTTAAAAGAAGTTTTGTTTTTGTCATGGCAAGAAGTGCCAGCGGCCTTAACATGGGCAACCTATGATCCAACTACTCAATGGCAAGATGCCGAAAATAGCGGATTGGGTGAGATTGACCAGCCGGGCAACTATGAGCTTGAAAATCGCGGTGCAGACACAATTGATGTTTATTCGCTTGTTTCAGCTTTAGCCACATCGGGCTTGGGCTATATTTACGAAAACGCGCAAGGCCAAATTAGCTATGCCGACTCCACACACCGCACAACATATCTAGCGGCTAATGGATATGTTGATTTAACTGCCAACCACGCTCTGGCATCAGGTTTGAGCATTCAAGCGCGTGCGGGAGATGTAAGAAATAACATCACGCTTAGATATGGCAACAATTCGGCTCTAGAAGTCAGCGCGGTTGATTCTGCATCGGTTGGCTTATATGGCCAGCTTTCCCAGATATTTACTACGACAATCAAACACGCAGCCGATGCTCAAGACCAAGCTGATTTTTATCTGGAATTAAGAGCCTATCCAAGATTCAATTTTAACAACATCACATTTGAGCTGACGAATCCAGAGCTTGATGATGCCGACCGCGATGATTTGATTAATGTATTTATGGGAATGCCGGTCAATATAGCCAATTTGCCACTTAACATGAACTCAGGAGATTTCTTGGGTTTTGTTGAAGGCTGGACATTCTCGGCCAGATATAATCAAGTTAGCGTTTCGATGATTGTTTCACCGATTTCATTCTCATTGCAAGCAATGCGATGGAATGATGTGCCGGTAACAGAACAATGGAGCACAGTCAATCCAACTTTGGATTGGATTAATGCCACAATTGTGGCGTAAGGAGAAAACATGAGCAATCCAACGAGCAATTATGGATGGCAGATGCCAACGGCCACAGATTTGGTCACGGATTTGCCAGCCGATTTTGAGGTATTTGGTCAAGCTGTTGATACAGCCATGGGCGATTTACTAGGTGGCACAACAGGTCAGGTTTTGGCCAAAAATTCAAACACCAACATGGATTTTGTGTGGGTCACAACCGATGATGCCAACGCAATCCAAAATTCAATTATGGATGCCAAAGGCGATTTAATTGGGGCAACGGCAGCTGATACACCAGCACGCTTAGCGGTTGGCACAAATGGACAAGTGCTGACAGCCGATTCAACTGCTGGAACTGGCCTTGCATGGGCAACACCTTCAAGCGGATCATTGCAAGTCGCTGGCAAAAATGCAGTAATCAATGGTGATTTTCTTATCAATCAAAGAGCTTTCACATCAAACACAACAACGCTTGCATATAATTTTGACCGGTGGCTGCAACAAAACTCAGGCGGCTCTTTTACAGTAACGCCTCAAACCTTCACCCCGGGTGCTGCTCCCATAGCGACTTATGAAGGCCGCACATTTGTGCAAGGCATTACGGCAACTCAATCGGCTGCTGGTGACTTTGCAATCATCACGCAACGCATTGAGGATGTAACACGCTATGCGGGAACAACAGTCACAATTTCATTCTTTGCCAAAGCAAACACAGGCACACCAAAAATAGGCGTTGAGGTTAAGCAAAACTTTGGATCAGGAGGCTCTCCGTCCGCAATTGTATCTGTGCCAGCAGGTGCATCAACATTAACAACCTCATTTGCAAGATATTCCGTCAGCGTGGCAATTCCGTCTATATCAGGCAAAACGCTGGGAACAACTGCAAACACCTCGTATCTTGAATTGAACCTATGGACATCAGCAGGTGCCACTTATGCGACACCAGCTTCCAGCATAGGCATCCAAAACTTTACGGCTTCAATCTGGGGCGTACAAATGGAATATGCAAGCAGCGCGAGTTATTTTACAACTGCAAGCGGCAGTCTAGGTGGCGAATTAGCGTTGTGCCAGCGTTACTATTTTCAAGACGCGGTTGCGGTGTTGAATACTCAGCAAGCGGTTGCTAATACTATTGTTTATACTGTTTATTATTTACCACAACAAATGCGCGCAAATCCAACGTTAACTCAAACAGGTGCGTCCGTTGGATCAAGCAATACATCAGCCACAAGTTATACATACGATGCAACACCTGCTAGTCCAAACAAAATTGGTTTTTATATTACAGGCGGTGCATCAACAGGCCAAGTTTATTTATACCGACCAATTCAATTAAGTGCGGAGTTATAAAAATGAAATACACATATACAGAAAACACAAATAATCTTGGCATAAAGTCAATCAACAGAATTGATGAAAATGGTGTCGAGGCTTGGATACCTTGTGACCCAGCCAATTCTGACTATCAGGCATATCTTGAAACATTAAAGGCAAATGACTAATTTTCCACAAGGTACATTGCCGCGTTTGATTCAGGTTGCGCTCGCTGAGGTTGGCATAGCTGAAACTGGAGACAACGAGACAAAGTACGGCAAACACATGAAAGCCGACAAGCTGCCATGGTGTGGGTCATTTCTCAATTGGTGCGCGGATCAAGCTGGTGTGGATGTGCCAAATGTTGTCAGCACCCGATCTGGAGCTGATGCTTTTAAGAAAATGAGAAAATGGCACGAGACACCAAAGATTGGTGATTTTGTTTTCTTTGATTTCATCATCGATGACAAAACTACAATTAATCACATCGGCTTGGTAATCCGGGTTTCGGAGAGACAGATTGTGACCATCGAAGGCAATACATCGGGCGGTGGCGATCAGCGCAATGGTGGCGAGGTCATGGTCAAATCAAGAACTTTGGGAGCAAGGTCATTTGTTGTTGGCTACGGCCGACCAACTTATGGCGCGTTTTCGGGTGATTTGCCCGACCGACCAAAAGGAGAAAAATAATGGATAAAGCAAAAGCTCTGTTGGCATCTTGGGCAAGAAGCTCGGTTGCTGGTGCATTGGCTGTTTGGATGAGCGGCAATCAGAACCCAAAGGATTTGGCATTGGGCATGGTAGCTGGATTGGTACCAATGCTTGCGCGATGGGCAAATCCTAAAGATAGTCTTGGCCTAAAGAAGTGAGTGTGGGTGAATGGACGGCGGTTGGTGGGCTTGTCATTGCGGTGCTGACTGCCATCTATTCATCAATGAGATTTATGGTGAAATCAATCATGCGAGAGCTGCAACCCAATGGTGGCAATTCTCTCAAGGATCAAGTGAGCAGGATTGAAAACCGATTGGATCAACTACTGCTTGAAATAGCTTTAAAGAAGTAACGACACGCCGCAATTCACGCATGATTGTTGAAAATGTCGGCTGTGCCTGTCACTCTGTATTTGGGAGCTGAGACACGGCTCCCAGAAACGGGAGCAAAAAAATGACATCAGGTGAAATTGGTGTGTTTATATTTATGGTGCTGGCATGCATTTTATGGGCCATTTGCAGCTATGCGGTTGGATACAAAGAAGGCCACAAAGATGGCTATCAGCGAGGCAAGGCCGTAGGCCGTCATGCATCAGGTCAGGCGGTGCGCTAATGGCGTTTATGGATAACTACGAAGGCAACAAAGAACGCACAGATCGCTGGATTGCTACTTACCCGCAAGGCCGGCTTGAAACGCACATTATTGAATTTAATGCAGAAAAAGGCTATGTGCTGGTTCAAGCTAAGGCATGGCGCAATCAGACCGAGATTGATCCTGCCGGCATTGATTATGCACACGGCTTTCTTGCAGCTTACAGCGACAAAATGAGGCGTTGGATGGTTGAAGATACCTGCACATCAGCTTTAATGCGTGTGATGGCTTTGGTTATGGGTGGCACTGAAAAAGCCACAAAAGAGGTCATGGCATCGGTTAAGACTGAGACACCAGCTGCTGACCATGATTACTGGACAACCAAATTTGGCGAGGTGCCAAGCTATAAGACCAGAGAAGAAGCCGAAGAAGCTGATGAAACAGGATGGGCAGTCAATGGCGTGCCAATGTGCGCACATGGATCAATGCGATGGAATCAAAGCAAACCCGATGCACCTAAAGCTTGGGCCGGATACTTTTGCAGCGAGAAAATAAAAGAAAAGCAATGCAAGCCGACATGGTATGTGCTGACCAGCGATGGCACTTTTAAGCCACAGGTGTGACCATGAGCGGCCCAATTGAAATAATCAATCCAAGAACTATGACCTGCACACTTATGGAAGATGGCGTAATCATTGCCGAATACAAAGTCGAGCAATGCGACAAATGCTCAAGGCTGGTCAAATTTGATAATTTCGGTTATCAAAAAGGTTATGACCGCACCGAAAACATTATTTGGTTTTGTGGAGATTGCCGATGATAGATCGCATTGAGGAGGTGCAATGCATGATTGCAGCCATATCACATTGCCATGACAGATCGGCAGACCACAGCTCACGGATTGTCAAAAACCTTTCATGGTTTGAGTATGTGGCACAAATGGCAGAGTCAATGTTGGCTGAGATGGTTGTGGCAAAGCGATTAGGTTATGACTATCAACCTGGCATCACATGGGATAAATCAAAGGCCGATGTGGGCGAACACATTGAGGTTAAATGGTCAGCCAATCCTAACAGCAATTTGTGGATACAGGAGAGCGACCGAGAGGATCGTGACATTGCGGTATTAGTTACAGGCAACGCACCAAAGATGCACATTGTTGGCTGGATGCCCGTAGCTGTGGCCAAAAGGCCGCGATACAAAAACACCAACCAAAACAATTGGACTGTGCCACAGGTCAATCTGCAACCCATCGAGACATTGATTAGGAGCAACTATGCACATCCTTCAATTTGATTGCGCTATATGCAAGAAGCTTTACGGAAAGCCTAAGCAACGCTTTGGCCTTAAGAAAGGTGCCGAATTAACGGAGCATGAATGGTTTGCTCAATGCATGGGCTGTGGCACATTTGGCATCAAGATTGTCGATGATGCAAGAATTGAGGAGCTAAGCCAATGATCAATCCAAAAGACATTTACAAAGCAACTGATGGCAGGATTTATAGCTTTGGCGGTTATGGTGGTGTAAGCAATTGTGGCATTTGTGATGATGATGCGCAGGTTAATGAATACACCAGAGATGATGGCCTTGTTGTGTTTCTGTGCAAGCCTTGTGAAGATAGGTTGCACTTATGACTAAGTTATCCACAGGTGTTATCCACAGGTGTGTGAAACCTGTGGGACTCGCTCAAGATTACGCTCCTTGCTTGACAGCATCATTACCATCTACACGAGGTAGCGAGCCGGTTAGCCGGATAGCTCGCAGCCGATGTTTGATGGTTTGGGCCGTGCTATGTGTAATTGGCATTACACCG